AGGACCAGCCGACGACGTTCAACGCCGACGGAACGCTCTCGACCGGCATCAACATGGACGTCTGGCATGGGCCAGACACCGTGCAGGTCAGCGTCAAGAACGGCAGCAAGATGAGCAACGAATTGCCGTTCACGTTCGCTGCGCCGACAACCAGAGGAGCGAGACATGGCAAGAGAGCCAGAGCATAGGACGCCGGAACCAAAGACAGAGGCGCCGAAAACACCGGACACCACCAACACTCCGGTGAGCATCAACGAGCCGCCGGGATCAGGAGCGGTACCGGAGGATCAGGAGCCAGACGAAAAGAGGTCGAAGAAGTAGGAGCCGGACATGGGCATGTCGGTCGTTACGGTAGCAGCGGGCGGCATGCCTGTGGTCGATGTCACGGCGACCAAGCCGGGACTTGGCATGCCGGTGATAGAAGCGGCGAACAAGTATGGTGTGGCGGTGACCAAGGTCGCGGTCTACGGACTGCCGGTGACCTTCGTGTCTCCGCCGCTTGTTTTACGGGAAACAAATGGCAGTGAAGCTGACCGAAGTGGCGCCCGGAAAATGGCGCATCGACAAAAAGCAAACCGCTCCAGCGCGGAGTGATCTGGCGGTGCCCTATGTCATTAGCGACATTATGGAGCCGACTGAGCAGGTGGATGGAAGGTTTTATACTTCAAAGGCCACCTTCCGAGCCGTCGGTAAAGCGCACGGTCTCATCGAGATCGGAAATGAGAAGTTCAGGCCCAAAGAACGCGCGACGGCGAGCCGGAAAGAAAAAGAAGCCAGACGAGCAACACTGAAGAAAGCGCTCGAACGCTACAAGGCAGGACACCGTGCCAAGCACCTCGCCTAAGCAGAAGAAGTTCATGCGGATAGCGGCGCATGACGCCGAGTTCGCCGCGAAAGCCGGTATCAGCCAGTCGGTGGCGCGTGACTTTTACCGCGCCGATAAGCGACGCGACACGATCAGGAAGGCGATCCGTAGAGTACGAAACGGGAATTGATCTAGATCAACAGCCGCTCAGACCGGCAGGGAGTTCACAATGTCAGACACCAACATCGCACCGCCAGCACCGGCATCAGCGCCGTCGGCTCCGGCACCGGCCACCAGCGAGGTGGTGATCGACCAGAACCCGTCCAGTGCTCCCAAGCCGGTCGGCCCACAGGCGCCAGACGCGCCAGTCGGTGATCTGGAGGGCGGAAAGGGACGTCCGCCCAGCCGTCGCGAGGCCATCCAGAAGGCATTCGAGCGGGCCAACGTCGAGGAGCAGCCCGAGCAGAAAAAGGTGGTCAAGCGTGGCATGGGCGACAACAACCCGCCCGAGGCTATGGAGAAGGAGAAGGGCGAGAAGCCGGAGGCGAAGAAGCCTGAGCGGTATCGGGAGGGTGGCCGTTTTGCGAAGGCGCCTGATCAGGCCGAGGCTGGGCGTGCTCCATCCCGGCAACCGCAAGACGGCGCAGATCGTAAGCCCTCCTCACCGCTTCCCGAAAATGCGCCCTATAGAGAGCCGCCACCGCGATTTTCCGAGCGCGGAAAGCAGGAGTGGGCGTCTGCGCCAGAAGGCGTGCGCGGAGAAGTCTACCGAATGGCGAAGGAGTTCGAGGGCGCATACCGGCAGTACCGTGGCGATCACGAGGAGATGAACACCATACGCCACTTCCACCAGATGGCGACGCAGCACGGCACCACACTGGCGCGAGCGCTCAACAACTATGTTTCGATGGAGCAGAAGCTGCGGCAGGACGTCGTCGGAGGCCTCGACGTCATCGTCAATAACCTGAACCTGCGGACCAGCGACGGCCAGAAGCTGAACCTGCGTGACGTCGCCTACCACATCCTCCAGCAGAACCCGGAGCAGCACCGGCTGATCCAGCAGGGCAACGCGCAGCAGGCGCAGACCCATCAGATCGGTCAGCTTCACCAGATCGTTCAGTCTCTTGCGCAAAACGTCCAAGCGATGCAGACTGAGAAAGTATTCGGTCAGACACGGTCAGCCGTGGATCAGTTCGCTGACACGCATCCGAGGTTTGACGAATTGGGCGACCTGATAGAGCAGGAACTCAAATTCGGTTTCGATCTCGAAACCGCCTACCTGCGGGCCGAAAGGCTCCGCCCGGCTTCAGGACGAGCGGCTCAGACCCGCAGCAACACACCGGCTCAGACCCGATCAGACAAGTCGATCTCCGGCGCACCCGATAGCGGTCCCTCAGACGGACGGCGCGCGAAGAGCGACAAACCGATTGGCCGACGCGAAGCCATCTCAAACGCAATAAAGCGGGTGAATGGCAGCGTCTAAATTCTGAGGACGGCAGATGCCGAACATCAACGCTAATGCTGCTTATCAGCAGATACTTTCGATGGCGCTCGAAGATCGATCGAGCGGATATCAAGACCTCGTATCGGCGAACAACGCTTTGCTCGCCGTCATGCGGCGTAAGGGCCTCTGGCAGACCTATTCGGGTCCGCGCATTCGCCAGACGCTCCAGATCGCCAAGCAAGTCGCGCAGTGGTACAGCGGCTACGACCAGTTGCTGAACCCCGCCATCGACCTGTTCAACGACGCCTACTTCGATCCGAAGATGGTTGTCGTCCCTGTCATCCTCTCGATGCAGGAAATTTTGAACAACGAAGGTGAAGCCCAGTTGATGGACGTCTACGACAGCTACATCGACGCCGCCGAGCGCTCGCTGGAAGATGTCATGGACGCCGCGCTGTATTCCGACGGCACCGCCAACGGCGGCAAACAGTTGACCGGCCTTGCGACTGCGGTGCCGATCGTCACCAACAGCGGATTGTACGGCGGCATCGATCGCACTAACGCGATCTGGCAGACCAAGGCGTACGATGCGCAGACGATGGCGACAGCTATCGGCACGCAGGTGTTGTCAACGACTATCCGCCCGATGCTCAATTACATCATGACCAAGCAGTCTCGCGGCAAGGACTACGCCGATCTGCTGATCATGTCGCCCGAGCATTACGCGGCCTACGACGCGGCGACTGTCGCCATCCAGCGGCAGACCAACGAGACCTCTCTGGGCAAGCTGGGCTTCTCCTCAGTCGAGTATATCGGTGGCGGCAAGCGCGCCGAGATCGTGCTCGACGGCGGCATTGGCTCCAACATGCCAGCAAACACCACCTTCGGGCTGAACACCGACAGCTTCCGGCTGCGGTATCACCCGAACAGAAACTTCGACAATCTGTTCGACGGCGAGGGCCAGATGCCCATCGACAAGGACGCCATCGCGCAGTTCATTGGCTGGATGGGTGAGTTGACGCAGGTCAACCCGCTCTTCAACTGGCGTTTCTACGACAGCAACCCGGCCACATAACTTCGGAGGCAACCCCGAAGAAGCTGGAGCCGCCATCGTCACCAGTCCCAAAACAGGTGTCCCTAATCCCCGGTGGCGGCTTCAGTCCCATTCCCTCAGACGGAGAATTTAAATGGCTAAAGACCCAGACGAAGCAGTGGTCGCGCTGTTCAAGCATCACGCGATCAAGAACGAGGACAAGTCGGCAAAGGAAGGCCGACCGATCTACGACGACATGGAGATCGTGGAGATACGTTTCCCCGGCTCTAGGAGCGTTTCGGTATTTCCGGCGACGGCGTTCTCGCACTGGCTGAACGACCCGACGACCGGCGAACAGACCCGTGTCACCTACGCAGAGAGGTTTTCGCGCCAGTATCAGCAGTTCAAGTCGCATACGGCGCAGACCAAGAGCGGAACGCCGCTCCAGCATGTGCCCTTTCTCACCGAAGCCCGTCGCGCCGAACTCCGCGCCCTCAACATCTACACTGTGGAGGCGCTGGCATCAGTCGATGGGCAGGAACTGAAAAATCTTGGTCAGGGTGGCCGCGATCTCAAGAACAAGGCTCAGGAGTTCATCACCGAGAGCCGACAGGGTGTGCCAAACGCGGCGCTGCTCGCCGAGGTCGAGGCACTCAAGGCCCGCAATGCCATCCTCGAAGAGGATGCCAAGGCGCGACAGAGTGAAAGTGACGATCCGTTCGAGAACATGACGCTCGATATGCTGCGTGATTTCATCAAGACCAATACCGGCCACGCGCCACACGGTTCGCTCAACCGCAAGACGCTCGTGCGGATGGCGACGGAGGCGCAAGCCAAGGTGACCTGATGACGTTACTGTCGGTGACGAAGGATGTCTGCGCGGCAGTCGGCGTTCTAATCCCGCCGACTTCCGTATTTACCAATATCACCGGCAACCGCACGATGCAGGAGATGCTTTCGCTCGCCAACGAGATGGCGCAGCGCATCTCGTACGACACCCGCGAGTGGACGGTGCTGAAGGTGATGGCGGTCATGACCGGCGACGGTATCAAGACCGCCTTCGACCTCCCGGCAGACTACAAGCGCATGTTGCTCACGGCGAACGTCTGGCGCTCCACGCAGACGCAGTTCCCGATGCGCTTCATCGTTGACACCGATGAGTGGATACAGCGCCGGGCGCAGGGCAACTACGACACTCGCGGCGAGTGGACGATCATGGGCGGGAAGATGCACATCCAGCCTGTGCTGAAGGTCGGCCAGACTGCGACGTTTGCCTACCTGCACAAGAACTGCATCG